ACATTGCGCAAACAGTGCGCTGTGATGCAGCACTGTACAATCACCAAAAAAGCCAGTAACTGCACAGTTGTGCTCGCCCTGGTAAAAACTAGCACGAACATCAGGCAGATTGCAATAAGGATCAGTACCAACCTCGGCATATTGTATGTTGTCAAACGGCAGATCCTTCCAGTACCCTTGGTGCTTATGATCAATCAAACACCCAAAAGGAAGACGGTAGAAATGACAAAGAAACGCCAAGGTGCTGCTGTCTAATCCACCAGTAAACACCACTTGTAGATTTTGTGAGCTTATTTTCTGACATTCCAGCAGGTTATTAAACAGCAATTGTTTTACTGTATCTACCACTTGGTTTCTACTGGTTCTTGGTCGGTTATAAAATGTTCGCCAATCAAAATAACTGTGTTGTGCCCCTTGATCAACGATTTTTGTGGACACTATGTCATTGTTCAGTGTTTGACCTTTTACTGGAGTGTTGTTGCTAATTAGTATTCCAAGTTCTTCACTGTGCCAAAGATCAAAGTCTTTGAAAAAACTATAATTTATAAGAAGGGATTCAGTGTCTATAGACACAAAACAACCACCTAGTTCGCCTAATCTATAGCCAACAAATTGATCTGGGCTGGCAGTGTGCAACCAGAGATTGTTTGTAATTTTTTTGCTGTAAGGCAAACAATCATGCGCATGTGAACTTACGGTAAAAAACATTAGGCTTTGTTCTTAATGACCTGCCAACCCAGCTTTTCAAGATCCGCTGCTATGACATCAAACACAATACCCTCGTTGCCGGTCAAGTACCAATCCATGTAATCACCTTCACCACGCAGTTCGGCCACAATGCTACCAGCTGACCGCCAAGTACAACTCCAGGTGTCTCCTCGCAACACAGGCCACACTTCCACTTTTTGAAATCGATTATTGCACAAGGCTGCGTACAACAACTGTGCATAGTCATCGTGTTCAACTCTGCGTGGCATCCAACTGCAGTGGTAGAGATCTTGTTCTAGGTCTGGCTTGGCATCCATTATCTATATAAACTCAAAAATTGATCTAGACTACCATACAGGTTGGCCATTACAGCTTCCTTGCTGTCGAAGAACACAATGTTTCGTGCTCGGCGTTTTTCCAACTGTATATAATACGGACTCTGTAACTGTTTGTCAAGTTTTAAGATCATACCAAGATTGACCTGTTGTCGATCTGGTATGGTATACACATAGCGTTCCAATTCCAACACACCAGCAAATACCAAGTAACCAGTTTCAGAGAGTCTTAATCCACCACCAGGTCTGAGATTTACCCACCAGGTGCGCATGGCATGTCGAAAATCTACCTGGGCTGTTTCTGGCAGTTGAGCAACGAGTTGGCGAGTAAGTTCAGCCTTATCTCGCACTGGGAAATATTTGTTGGCCTTGTGTGAGTAAGACCACAGAGAATCGATCGGTCTTGAATTGTGTGTTGAGTTTACGAGCCAGGTTGATGGCATGGCCAGGATTGGAGAATGAAACCTTTTTGTACTTGGGTCCAGGATACTGAACCAACATGTTTTGGGTTTTGAGGTTGATGGGCTTGGAATCATAGAACACTGCCCAGATGCCTTCGCTGGCCAACACCTGTTCGGTTTTGTAAGTGGTGCGATCTGTCTGCTCGATCAACACTTGAGGTTTGGGTCTGCTCATTGGTACTCCTAGTTTTATTTATTCATAAACTAGGTAGTTTTTAGAAACTGCCACCATGCATCTCAATTTCCACTACTTCTGGCTGTTTTTGGGCAACAACCTGGGTTTGTAGTTCGGTCAATGTGACGAGTAAGCGGGTAATATCGGCGTGCAGGTCCTTGGCATCTGTAATACTCATTGTAAATTCCCGTTGGCCACGAGCTTCAAAGCCACGGAGGCGATCTACAAATCGTGTGATATGTAGACTCATTGTGCTTCTGCTTCGGTCATGTATGGACCATGGTATTTGTATCGTTGCAAGGTAATCAACTTGGGATCCTGTACCACACGCCAAACTCGATTCTTTTGTACTCGATACCAGCCAGCCGCAAACCAAGACTTGCTCTTGGCTGTCTTGGTGAATAAAGGCAGCTTCTTCTGCACATCCCAGATGGCATTATGCACACGACTGGCAGTGGGATAGCCATGAACATCATTCACAGTCTTTGATCTAGGCTGTCGTGGTGTCATGGGTTCAAACTGAATGTCCATGCGTTGTCGAACCATCTGCATGGTCTTGTACTGTTGAATGGTATCGTTGAGACTGACCACAAAGCCACCGTTGATGGCTTCCACATTGCCCACCTTGCGGTCGTCTTGTTGTAGGATCCAGAACTCTTTGTCGCGTACTGGTTTAGCGATTATCATTTAGTACTCCTTGATAGGTTTGATTCATCCAGCGGCTGATTTGATCAGCATTCTCGCTGAGTTTGTTTAGTTCATACTTGCCACAGAACTTGAGAAAGTGTACGCCTACCTGACCTACATCTCGATGACTGATTTGCTCTTGAATGGCACTATCCACTGCGGCCTTGATATCCTCAGGTTGTTGTGTGAGATCGATCAAGGTACGATTGCGTTCGTAGTCATCCAACACACGATGTTCCACGCCATTGTGATCTGTCCAGCGTTGCAGCATGAGGTTGTTCCAGTTATAGCCTTGACGGTCACGATCTTCGTATGCTTCCAACAAGCCCACTTTGTTCTTGGTGCCCTTGGTACGCACACCAGGAAATGCCGAGAACACATTGTCTGACACATCACCACGCATGCACTTTTCAAACAACAACCAAGCAGGATCTGGAACGGTTTTATCTTCCTTGGTCTTTTTGTCTTTGACTCGTTGACCTTTGGCATCAAAGATGCCTTTGATTGTGATCAGTTCGTCAGTGATGCCATTGTACTGATCCACATTGTCGGCCAGTAATTGCACAAAGTCTGTGTCACTGGAAACAATGGTATGATGATCCGCAGGATGTTGAGCAATCCAGCGAGCAATGATGTCATCGGCTTCGGCAGTGGGATGGCGAATTACTGAGCAGTTGGTCTTGTTCAACAGGTACTGAGTAAGATTATCGTAGGTTTCCCAAAACAGCGCATCTTCTTCTTTTTCTTGTTCGGTGAGTGCAGCGTGTGCCACAGCACGATTTTTCTTGTAGGGCTCGTAGAAGTCTTTGCGCCACGATCGACCTTCCAAGGCAAAGATCACATGGTCAGGTTCAAAGCGGCGTGCTACCTTGTTGATGGCAGCGATTGTGACATGTATGGCAAAGCCTAACTTGGTCCATGTGTCACTGGCACGGTGGGCACTGTGCCTAGCCCTAAAAAACATATTGGCTGTATCAATCAAAATATAACGCATGGTTTTATACCAAAGAGTTGGAAGTAATGTAGTGTAGCATAAACCGCTGCCAAAGTCTATGGCCTTCGGGTCCAAAATGCCAACTATCTGGATTCACTGTGTCTTGTCCAAAAGCCCGTAATCTGGCATCAAATGTGCCTTCGCGCTCGTAGGGTTGTATGTAATTGACACCCCAGGGCTTTTCTTCTCGTAGCATACTGAAGTCATTGTTTCCATTAAAGAAAATGTGTTTGATATTTAGACCCTGTAACTCCTGGTGAAATTGCCAAATATCTTTGTGTACTTGCAGGGTTTTTTCATACCAATTCATATCCAAAATCCAGTCACGATACTGTTTTTGATAACTTGCGGGCACAGTATCTGTTCCGGATGCAGTGACTTGGTAGTAAGTGCCATCGATCAACCACTCTTCTCGTTCCCATGTACTCCACTGTATTACGACCAAGAGATCTTGTAGATTGGCAGCGTTGTTGATCCAACTGCGTGTAGTGCGTATAATTCTAGCATTTGAGCTGGCACTTTCAGCGTTGCAAACCAAGGTTGCGTTGAGTTCTCTGGCCAGTAATGTACACCAGCTTACTGCTAGATTTTCAGGATGAGGACCACGACCTAGAGCAAGGTATCTGCTGTCATCATTGGCAAAGGCACAAGGATTAACTGCTTCGGCTGCAGCAGTGTGACTGTCACCATTTACATATAATATCACGAAACCTCTTTGCGACCATCGCCAATGTCCTTGACCTTGTGATAGCGTGTGGGATTAATGGCCTGCTCTTGTTCCCAAGTTTCCATCACAACATGGCGGCACACATTTTGAAACCAACGATCCACAATGTCTGAGTCAGCATCTTTGGCATCCATGCGATAACCGGCGCGCACTAGGTTGGCAATGAACTTGTCGTTCCAGTCCAGTTCAAACGCACCTTGGTGCAGGTTTTCTGGATCGATCTCCATGCTCACAATGGCAATGTAAGGCTCACCGGCTTCGGTGGCCTTTTCCTTGGCTGTTTTCTCGGGCTTCTTTTCAGCACGAGGTTCAGCTGGTGCTCGCTTTTTCTTGCGAAATATATCAAACATACCCATTATGTACCCCAGGCATTTTTAAACAGTGGCACCTGTAGTCGATCACTGTATCTAAGTCCGTGTCGCATGGCTTCCTCGGCCACACGCCTATTGTTGAGTGCATACACACTTTCCACACCACCCACAGGCATTAAGTAAACTTCACCAGTGAAGCCTGCTGCACGATATTCGTTGATGGCATTCTTGGCATCCACGATGTCCTCATCAGTGGCAACAACAAACTTGAGATAGGCAGTGCCCACTTGTTCATACTCGCACACAATGTCGGGTTGAATTGCTTCCTCCCACCGCTCGCCCGATCCTGGCAGTTTAGCACTCACACTGAATGTGATCTCTCTACCTGGTTCGGTCATACCCCATTGTGCTAGGTAATCTTTGAATTCGGCACTGAGTTTCTGAGTACCATTGGTTTCAAATGTGATCTCTTGCAAGGCTGCCATGTCTTCATGTTTTAACAAATCTGGATAAGCACGTTGCCAACCCAGCAATGGCTCGCCACCTGTGATCACCAAGTGCTCTCTGCGCCACTCACCATAGGGCAAGATGTTCATGATGTACTCTACAATGGCATCAGTTTCAAGTAAAGGGCTAAGATCTTTGAATCGTGGATCCCATGATGCATAACTGTCACAGCCTGTGCTAACTAGTGGTAGGTCTTCATAGTTCTTGTAGAGTTCAATCTTGGCAGCCACACTATCGCGCTCGGCGCTGGCCTGACCACGAGGCATACCAAAAGAACTGCAGGTAAAATTACAGCCAAATGTGCGCAAAAACACACTGGGAACACCCATGTAGCGACCTTCACCTTGGATGCTATAAAACATTTCTGCCACTTTGAGTTTGCTCATTTACGATCCCTGTTGATTATGTCTGGAGTCACAGTGTCGATGATATTTACTGTGGTTTTCACTGTATAAACTGCCACAGTGCCCACACCATCGGCCACAGCCACAGCAGTGGCACAGCCCTGCAAACACAGTGCTGCTACTATAATTAGGCCTGTTGTCTTCATACTCTATTATAACACAGTCTGTGGATTAGCGCAACCACCATTCTTCCCAGGGAAACACAATCCACTGTGGATCTTCCAGTTTGTTAATGGTCACACCACTGTAGGTCACAGGCACACGAGTATGGCTGGCCGAATTCTCATACAAGCAGGCCACACGCACATTGTAACCCCATACACTGTCCCATCGGGGATCATCCGGCAAGCAACTGGCTCGCCAATCCTCACGGATCCAATTCAATGTGGCACCAGTGTCATTGATGTCATCCACAATCAGTATGCGTCGAGGTTGGTCCATTTCATAGCCAAAAGCATCCTCTGCCATCCAAAGATTGCTTTCGGATTCGCCACCATCTCTTAACTGTACCTGCAGTGTGTGCATAGGGCAACCAAAATACTGACTTAGCAAATTGGCTGGTAATAATCCACCGCGTGTGATACCTACCACATAGTCAGGGCGCCACTCATCCATGCGTGTTTGATGAATAATGGCATGCGTCAAATGTTCAACATCCGACCAAGTCACGATAGTTTGTTTCATTGGGAGATTCCGTAGTTTTTGATACTAAGTTCAAGACCTTGCAAGTCAAGATCATTATAGGCCAATCGTGATCCATCACCGCTGTAGTTTAAGTTGGTAGTACCAGTGACCACAACCATGCCTGGATCAATGTCATGTGTGCGACAGTATAACTTCAAAATGTCGCTGAGTCTAGTCTTTTGAGCGTAGACCACATTTAGGTCATTGTAGTCCAATCTGTTTTCCAGGGCAGCTCTGACCACTACGGCAAAGTCGCTGGCACTGACCATGTCAAATTCACGATCTTCAACGATAACAAACTGCTGACCTTGTGACGCTAGAGATTGCAACCGTTTCAAAGGTCTGCGCTCATCTTCTGTGGAATCAAAGCAACCAAATATTCTAAGGTTGAAAAAATCATATTGACCTTCGATCATTCTAGCAATGCAGTTCTTGCTGAGTCCATAACTGTGTTGAGGATTGCGTGTCCAAATTTGCGATTCCTGCACACGATATATGTCTTGATCAATGTCAAATTCAGCACCGGTGCCAATGTTTATCAATTGGCCAAAATGTTCACGATTGGACAGAAGATTGCCAAAGCCCAACAAATTGTTGGCCACTATGCCGGGATCTTGTGCTCGAGCCTGATTGCGACCTGCTGCCGCACAATGCACAATGGCATCGTACCACTGGTCTCGAAGTAAGGTGTGTACTGCTATGGCATCAGAGACATCTAACCCGTTACGGTCCAATGCATCTACATCATGATCCTGACCAAGATTGCGTGCCAGGTACTGACCAAGAAAACCACCAGCTCCTGTGATCAGTATTTTCAACGGCGTCTCTCGTATGTTACAAACTGATTACCTTCAGCAAACTCCTGATCACTCACATAAGGAAACTGATCATTAATAGCGCGACCCATTTCTAACTTGGGTTCGATCAAGGTACCTGGATCAATGTCAATCTCAATGATTCTACGACCAGGACGCAGTAGGTCCTTGGTGATGTCATTTAAGTCAGCGACTGAGGCATAATCAAAGTCAAATGCGTGTGCAATCTTTTCAAAGTCGGGACGACCTGGACCTTGGTCTGTGGCAGCGTAACGACTGTTCATGTAAGTGTCTTGAAACTGTTTGATCATGGCCAATCCGCGATTGTTAAAGATCACAACCTTGATGTCCAAGTCGTATTCTTTCACAGTCTGCAATTCCTGCAGGTTCATTTGAACACCAGCATCACCATTGAAACACAACTGCTGAACATCGGGTTTCATCAAGGCAGCACCAATGCTGGCAGGCAATGCGTAGCCCATGGCATAGTGTCCGGAACTGGTCATCAACAACTGTTGTTGGTCACGATAGAACATTTGATATACCCAACAATGATTGGCTCCAGCGTCTGTGGTCAAAATAGCATCAGGTTCCATGATGTCTTGGAATCTCTGTACCACTAGATATGGACTCATTGTGCCATTGTCTCGACTGTAACTGCTG